TATTTCTTGCGGTCGATGTCGCTTGCGCGTCGGACGCCGCCGTTCTCGGGGATGTAGCCGACCGAGACGGAGTTCACGATGCCCTGCCCGACGAGCGCCGCGGCCACCTCGGGAAAGAACTCGCCGACATAGCCGGCAGGCTTCTGCGCGAAGACGAACTCGCCCACGATGTCGCGCTCCCGACGCTTCAGTCCGACCGCTCGGCCGACTGGCTTCGCGTAGTCGTGATTCCAGAATAGGACGGGGTTCTGGTCGAACTCCTTGGAGTTCATTCCGCCAGGGATCAACACCTCGCCGTCGCGGTCGAGCGTCTCGGCGGTGATGACGGCGGTGAATCCCTTGGCCGTCGCGGAAATCTCGGCGGCGAGTGCCTTGTGAATGGTGGTCATGCTTCCTCCCACGGTCCCGACATAGCGGCCGCGTCTGCTTCCATGTCCTTGATGATCTGCTCGTAGTCGTCGATTAGTTTCGGCTGCATGGAGCAGCGGCAGTTTGGGTGCAGCGGAGGCCCGTCGATAGCCTCGTAATCGAGCGCCAGTTCGCCGCCGTCCGCGCCAGTCAGGACCGCGCCCTGCTTGAAGAACGGGTCGTTGATTCCGACCGACTTCTGGCCGAACTCCGCGGCCGCTGCCTCGCAGAACTCGCACGGGTCTGGCGCGAGCAGCCAGGTCTTACCCTCCACCAGTCCAGTCGACTTCCACGCCTCGCTCTCGGCCTTGCGCGTCGCGCGCTGCGCCTCGGTGCGGGCGATGGTGATAGCGCGCGAACGGGTCGACCGCTGCGCGTCGCCGCGCTCTCCGGCCCACTCCTGCACCCGATCGGCCAGCTGCTCGACCGTCTCTCCTGTCTCGATGCCGTCCCCGAGAATCTTGGAGACGCGCACGGATGTGTACTGATTGATGCTCCGAGCAGACGAACGCGCGAGGCGCACCGACTCCGAGCGGACATACGCGTCGAGGTTCGCCGTATCTGGCGTGAAGTCCGGCACGGCCGTCACTAGGTTCTTCACGGTGTCGCTGCCGAGCGTGATCCCGCTTTGTAGCGATGCCTGGAGGTACGGACGCAGCGCCGCGACGAGTTCCCGATCCCATCTGGCGCTCTTCAAGAGCGATTCGACCTTCAGCGTCAGTTCCGCGCTAGGCGCGCTTGACGCGCGGAGTTCCTTCAGCACGGCCGAGACCTGCCGCTGCAACACGCGGTCGACTGCGCCGGCGATGCGCTTCTCGTCGTCGGTGATGTCGTCGAACTCGCGCTGCGCGTTCGGCTTCGCCTTCGTGCGGATCGACGGCGGCTGGTCCTCGCCGAGCGCCCAGAGCGCCTTCTGGGAGATCCGCGCGCCGCCTGCGCAGCCGCAACCGCAAGCGGCCTTCTCGCCTTTGCGCGCGCGGTCGAACTCCTCGACCTTGCGGCGCGACCAGGCGCGACCCTCGTCGCCGCCCCAACCGTTCCATGCCTGCCATCCCGCGCCCTGCTCGTCCCAAGTCGCGCCCTGCTTGTCGACCTCGTGACGCTCGAAGTACGCGGCCATGCGGCGGATCGTTTCCTCGGAGACGGCCACGCGGTTGGCAAGGTCTCGCGCGCGCGCGATCCCTACCGCGGTCATGCCACGCTGCGACGGCGGCTTCTCGCCGCGGACCTCGAGCGCCCGCGCGGCGTTCGACGCGACCGATGCCGGCGGCTTCGTGTCGATGTCCTCGAGCGCCTTGTTCCCTCGGTCGCACATGGAGATGGCGATGGCGACCGCCTGCTCCTGCTCGTAGCCTTCGTCAAGCAGCGTCCGAATCTTGTCCGAGACGCAATCCTCGCCGGCGGCCTTCTCCTCGGCGTCGGCGTGGACGCCGAGCGTCAGCCGCGCGTCCTGGCAGCTGCACTTGGCCGCTTTCGTCGTGATCGGCTCGACATCGGCGGCCGCCTGCTCTGGCTCCGCGGCGACTGGCTCGTCGATCGGCGTCGTAACCTCACCGCCGCCGCCAGGGCCGGCGGGGCCAGACGGGGTAGCCTCTGGCGGCAGCGGGAGGGATGGAGTCGGAACACCGCCGAGCGGCGCGTTGTTGAAGAGCAGTTTCTCGGCGGCCTCGTCTGCCGATGCGGGCAGACCCTGCAACTCGCGGGCCTCGTTGACGGTCATCAGACCGCCAGAGACCGCGGCGCGGACGCGCTCGAACTCGAATCGCTCGTCCGCTAGGACTGGATTGTCGTACGCGAGGAAGGCGTCGTCCTCGATGCCGAAGAGCGGCAGGAGCGACTGGTTCAGCGTCTCCTCGTCCATGCGAAGAAGCGGGAGGATCGTGTTCGCCTTCCAAGACGAGAAGCCGACCTGCGCCGAGGCGAGGTTCGGGTCGTTCGCCTTCAGCATCGAGACGGGAACGCCGAACACCGCGGCGATCTCCTCGATGATCTCGACGCGGCCGGCGAGATCCTTCGTCGGGAACCCCATCGGCTTGAGGTCGACATCCGACGACATCGTGAGGAAGCGTCCCGTCCGCTGCCGGCCGCGCAACTTCTCGTCGATCTGCACCTCTAGCCGCTCGATCTCCTCGGGCGCTGCCACGCCCTTGAATGTCAGGAGGTAGTCGGGTCGCGCGCGGTTGGCGAAGAAGGCGAGGTCCATTTCATGGATGGCCTCGTTCGCCATCGCCGCGCCCCATGCCGCCTCGGCCTTGCCTAGACCGTAGTAGAGGTCCGCGGGATTCGGTCGCTTGAAGTGGATCACCTCGTCGTCTGGGAAGAAGCGACGCTGCTCACGGCTCGCGCCGTAGAGGAAGCCGTCGATCAACTTCTGCTTGCCGGGGACGATCTCGATCCACTGGCTCGGCATGACCCAGAGTTCGGACGGCCGTCCGAGCGTCTGGTCGATCACGGGATGGAGGTACGCGTTGCCAGTGAGTTCGGTGTAGAGGACGCGCAGGATGGTGCCGTCGAATCCGTTCGTGTACGGATTGAACTTCGACAACACCTCAAGCACCGGGTGCATCTCGGTGACTACCTCGTAGTCGTCGCCGTACTCGGCGGCCTTTGACATGACGCGCGGCGACGGCTGCGCCGACGCATCGCCGGCGAGATACGCCTTGGTCCGCAGTCCTGGGCGGCGCGTCTTCCAGAGCGACTTCTGCTCGCCTCGGCGACGGACATACAGTCGGATCGGCTGCGACGCGACCGCCACGGCGTTCAGGTTCGCCGCCGCGTAGATCCAGCTGCGGTAGGCGTTGACCGCGGCAAGCGCGGAGAACGGCTGCCGCTTGCCATCGCCGCCATTCATCACCTGCATCGAGGTTTCGATATACCGCTGCGAGGTGAATGCACGCTTGATTCGGGAGAGGAGGTTCATCAAATGACCTTCATGATGAGCGGGCGGCGTTGCCGCCGCGCGTGGAGTGCGAGCGCGAGAGCGCATACACCGTCGTCGTGGCCGGCGGTCGCCTCGTACTGAACCGCTCCCTTCGGGGAGTATCGGAAGCCAAACGACTCCAGTTCAGAGCGGAGCCAGCCTTCTGGGAAGCCTACCTCACCAGTCTGCACCGCGATCTGTAGTCCTTCCATCAACTGCTGTTTCGACTGCGAGGTGAACTTGAACCCCTCGGTACGGCGGCAGACCTTGCGGAGATCCTCGACGATCGGATCGCCGACGCCCGTCGAGTCGATCTGCGCCGGCAGCTGCCCGATCATGCGCGCTAGGCGTTCGCGCGTGACGGTCCACGGCGACTGCCACCGCTCGAGACGGCACACATGGCCGCGCGCGTCGAGCGCGACGGCGACCGTGTAGTCCTGGCTCTTGGCGAGGTCGACGCCCCAGACCTCTGGAGCGGCATCGGACATCGGAGAGATGCACGCGCGGATTGCGTCGAGTCCGAACGGGTTCCCGCCGTCCTCCGCGGGGATTCCCTCGTACTCCTGCCGAAACACCTCGGCCGGCAGCATCCGCCGCGCGGCGTCGATCTCCTCTGGCGGTAGGTGCGGGTTGCTTGCCGAGCCGATGCGGAAAGCGCGCATTTCGCCCGTCGTGTCGCCCTCTGCTTCGAGGAAGAGGCGGTGGAAATCGCCCGTCCCCTTGGGCGTCCCGAGGAAGAGCGCGTGTCCCTTGCGGTCGGTGAGGGTCGGGCGGATCGCCTGCCTCCAGATCGAGAGCAGATGCGAGACGAAACCCGCCTCGTCGATGACGACCAGATCGTAAGAACGGGATCGGCCGGCGTCCTCGTCCTCGAGCGACCAGAACTCAATCGCGCCGCGGGTCTTCAGTTCGATGCGCTTTTCAACGCGGTCGTGTCGCGCTATCAACGGCTTCAGCGCAACCTCGAAGTCGCGCACTGGACCGGCGAGGTACTTGTAGGACGGCGCGAACCAACCGACCGTCTTCCCGCCCATCGCCTGGTACTGAGCGAGGACATGGCCGAATGTCGTCTTCCCCCATCGGCGTCCGATCTCCAGGACGGAGAAGCGCGCGAGGTTCGCGTATACCTCGCGCTGCGATTCATGCAGGACTGCCTCTATGCGCGGGACGCGTACCCTCACGCATCCGTTCCGCTCTTCGGGATCGGCTCGATGATCACGGTCTCCTCGCGGATCTCCTGGTCGATGCGTTCTCTCTGGCCGAGCAGCTGCTTGCCGAGCCAGATGAGCATGGCGACATTCCCGTCCTTCGCCTTGTTGTACTGCCATCTGCGCAGCGACGACCGAAGGCGCGCGCCGCCTCGGTCGATCGCCTCATGGACATCCTTGCGACGCTGCAAGGTCTTGGTGGACACCTTCATCACGACCGCGATCTCGTCCTGTGTGCATCCGATCGCGGCGAGGTTCTCGACCGCTTCGATGTCGACTGGCTTGGTTGTTCCCTTGGGTCGGCCCATGGTTCACCTCGCTTCGAGCGTCGCCTTCTTGCCCGTCAGCGTCTCCCATCGCTTCACGATGACATCGCAGTATGCGGGACTAATCTCCATGCCGTAGCACTTGCGGCCGAGTTGCTCGGCGGCGATTAGCGTCGTGCCGGAGCCGCAGAAGGTGTCGAGCACCGACTCGCCGATCTTCGTGTTGTTGCCAAGGAGATAGGCCACAAGGTCGACTGGCTTCATGGTCGGATGCTCGTCAGATCGCTTCGGCCGAGCAAACTCCAAGACGCTGACCTGCTTCCGATCTGCATTCCATTGATGGGTTCCGTCCTGCTTCCAACCGTAGAGGATAGGCTCGTGCTTGTAGTGATAGTCACAGCGACCGAAAACCATCTGATCCTTGACCCATATTAGCTCATGTCGAACGCGCCATTTGGCACGGGATATGCTCATCATCATCATCATCATCTGATCTCCACCTTGGCAGGCAAACCAGTAGTAAGAAGATGAGCCGCTGCACGACTGGTATGCCAACGATGCCGCTTGCTCCCAAAACTTCGCCATCTCATCAAGCGGCCGCGAGTCGTTCTCAATCTCCTTATGCTGATTGTCCTTACCCCTACGACCAGCTGACTCGTATGCCACTCCGTACGGTGGGTCTGTAAGCCATAGATCAGCCTTCGCGCCTGCCATCGGTCGCGCCATATCATCCGTCTTTGTTGAGTCTCCGCAGAGCAGTCGATGCTCCCCAAGGTTCCAAAGGTCGCCGGGCTTCGTGATCGGATCGACGGGCGGCTCGGGAACCTCGTCCTCCGTCACCTCGTCAGGCGCGAGCATCGCGTCGATGTCGGCATCGTCAAAGCCCGTCGCCTTCGCTAGCTCCTCGTCCTCGATCTGGAGCGCGGCAAGAGTCTGCGCCAGCGCGTCGTCGTCCCACTCGGCAAGCTCCGCGGTACGGTTGTCAGCGATCGCGTAGGCGGTCGCCTCCGATCCCGTCAGGCCCGTACGGACTATCTCGATCTGCTTCCATCCGAGATGCCGCGCCGCCTGGAGCGTGCCGTTGCCGGCGATGACGATCCCTTCCTTCGTGACAACGATCGGCTTCTGCTGGCCGAATCGCTTCAGGCTCGCCACGATCGTCTGGATGTTTCGGTCGGGATGCCGACGCACATTCGCAGGGTCGAGCGAGATGGAGTCGATGGCTACGGTCTCGGTCTTCATATCGCGCCTCCACCCGTGAGCACCAGTTGCGCGCGCTCGACCAGATCCTCGGCGTCGGAATGCACCCACCAGTCCTCGATGTG